GCCAGTGTTCCTTAACAGGGCCAAGAAACCATTACAGGCAATGCTGACTTTCTACAAAGCGGTACAGACCATGAAAGCCTTTGTTCTTAAGAAGATGAATCAAGCACAGGCAATAGGATCATTTCAACAAACAGATGGCGGACTACAAGTGACAGAACCAGAGGGTTTCGTTGCCGTTGACAAGTCAGGAAGTGCTGTTAAGTTGGTAGATAGGTTGGGATTCTCAAGAAGAAACTTAACGGGTATCAGCAAATTCAAGAAATAGATCCAAGTTCTTATTAATTTGTAAACTTAATTTTTCTTTATTGAACATGGTATCTCGGTTGTGTTTTCTCAACGCTTTGGTCTGCAGGTAAATGTCTTGCCATGGAGCGTCACGTAATCTATCACACACATCAACAATAGTGTTTATTCTCACATCAGGATCTCTATCTAGGTCGTACACTTCCTCGAAATAGTTGTTGAAAGTCCTGAAACCCATTTCTTTCAATTTCTGTAGATACAAATAGTTTCCGTGTACTACGAAAATGTGTTGTGCCATGATTGGTTTCCATATCTTCTCTGTCATGAAAACTTCTAAGTCATTGTCATTGGTCTCGGACACAATGCTACAGGCCGTGTGATTGTAAGGTTTCTCGTATATGTCTTGGTCCATACCATACTGCGGATAGTCCTGAGCCCATGGCAGTTCATATTCGGCAGGCAGTTTCTTCTCTGGCCAATTGGTATACAAACTATTTTCTAGTATTCCTTTGTTTAACAACCTGTTGTAAAGTTTTTCTCTATGTGTCCTGTGCGTCTTGTTGAGATATAGAAAATCGTATTTTTTGTTAGAGTGATCAAAGTTGAAAGTTTTACCCTTGTGTCGGTTGTACATGTGATGCCAAAACCAAGTGCCACCGCCTGTCCACTTGATGTGATCCACATCAATATTTGGCCACATATATTCTGGATGTTTCGTAATGTTTTCTAATGACTCCCATGGGTTTGCTTTTATGAAAACAAATCCTTGACTTTTGAGCAGATCTACTCGCCTGTGCAGTTCAGCCATGAATTCTGTGTTGTCTTTCAATCGATCATTAGCAGAACGTGTGTCGATAATGGCGAACCTCCTGTCATAGGAGTCAAGATTGTAGTCGTGCAGGGTATAGTACTCTCCGGTCATATCGAATGACTGTCCCTCCATGGAGTGCATCGAAATGTAACTCTCCAACTCTTGATGATTTCCGGTCTTCATGACATCGGTTAGAATAAAGTTTCGTTGCATATAGCCTATAAATACCTGTATGTTAACACCATTTTTAAAGTATGTATCAGAGGGAAAGGTGATAAGACGACATAGTGATTTGCAACGTTTTTCATTCCCAGAGGTGGCAGAGAGAATATATCTCAGTTTCCTAGCACTTGCTCTAATGAGTCAGAACAAAGACACAGAAGGATTCGTTAGATCATACGCCAGACAGACCATGGCCAAAGGGACATTCGACCAGGTGAGGATGATCAACAATGACCTAGCAAACATGCTGGCCATAGTGGCCGGAGATCCTGAGATAACCAAAAAGCTCAAGAACAAAAATCAAGCACAGGCCATGAGGCAGAGACAGCCGGTGCCTGTGATGGCGCTAAGGAGGTACCTGAGAACATGGGAAAGTCATTACCGCAACCTCACACAGTTGGAGAGATCACTCAACATACAAGATGGCAACCTCAGGAACATTAGAAGAGCGGTGGCCGATTACAACAAGTTGAATGCAAAGATGAAATTGCAAACACTTCACAGACTGCAACAGCAGTTACAATCTAAACTGCCCAACACTGACATATTAAAGAAATTCAAGGAACTGTAAAATGATAAAATTGATTTGCGAATTGTGTGGATGCGAACAGCACTGTAGACAATCCTGTGCAGAATGCAGGGACTGTCCCGATTGTGCATGTAAAGAGTGCAATGCCGGGCCCAAATAGTTTCTGGGTACTTTACGGACAGCACACCAAACCCACTTACCTAGAAGATGCAGGCAATGGACAGCAGGCACAAAGAGATGCCGCTCTGCAATACATCAAGCAGTGGCGTGTGTGCCTGGACATAGGTAGCAACATAGGACAGTGGACGAGACCACTCTCTAAGAAGTTTGAAAGTGTGGTGTGCTTCGAACCAAATCCCAACTTCAGAGAATGCTTCGAGAAGAACATACAAGAGAAAAATGTATTGCTATGGCCTTACGGATTATCAGACAAAGAACACAAGGCAAAGCAAGACTTCAACTCAACTGTGTTACATGAAGAGGATGGAGACATAGACTGTAGGACACTTGACAGTTTCGGATTGACCAATGTAGACTTCGTTAAGATAGATGTTGACGGCTTTGAGATACCATTACTGAACGGAGCGAGGGAAACATTGAGCAAGAACGATCCCGTGATCAACATAGAGATGAAGAGGGACAAGAGGACGGATATTGTTGTGAAATGTGAGTCTATACTGAAAGATCTCGGCTACAAGTTCCAAAAACGCACAAAGAGTGACGAAGTGTGGCTTAAATCTTAATATTACAGCATAATTTACCAATCTTACCAATAAATACTTGCAACTTGATTCCTGAGCGGGATCATAGTCATTTAAATCAGAAAAAAGGAGGATTAAAAATGGCAACGGAAAACAACACGACATTCGTGGCGGGAACACAATCTTTTCTAGGAAAAGAACTTGAGTTCATCACGATTGATGCAGGTGAGGAATTAGCGAATCACTTGTTGAAAAACGAGACAGCAAACGCGATCGAGAACACAGTCAGACAATACGGTAACATCGTAGGTTCAGGCCCGTTATTCGATACGAATGCTTCTAGAACATACATAGTTGAAGGTACAGACATGTTCGTTGGTGCACCAGCATCAGCAGGCGGTTCTTTCACATTAACTGAATCAGGCTCAGACGGTTCGTCAGTAGGTACTCTTACTGCGGCACTGAAAGCACTTGGAACAGTTGATTCAATTGATCTAAACGACTCTGGCACAACTGCCAAGATCGAAGACTTAACGATATAATAGGATAGGAGAATAAAATTATGCCAATATCAAGAAATAACTTTACAGCTCTACCTGTTGAGGCAGAGCAAGAAGGAGTTGATGTATCATTCTTTACAGTAGACTTCATCAATGCAATGAACTCAGAGACTGGTGATCCACAAGCGGATTCAACAGCGGCTGGTTTAGCACTAGTACAAGCGGCTATCATGAACCTAGGAATCAACATCCTAGCAACTGGTCCGTTAGGAAACTCAAACACAGAACTTACATACATGGTGAGAGCTGACAGTTTGGACGTTGCTAACCACATCACTGCGAACGGTATCAGAGATGCGATCAGAGCTGTTGACACAAACGGAAGAGCGGCAAGTGCCACTCCAAGAAACACTGCCAACATCTCAGCGGCGACAGTAACGGCTAAAGACGTTTACATTGCTGTTTAATAGTCTAGCATAGGAGATACAGACAATGACAACTAAAGTAAACCCAACTAAAGCAAACACAACTGATCACCTTTCAGGTAAGACGATCACGGCTGTGACTGTAGACTTTGCAGTTAACGGTACAGACTTCTCTGACACTGAAATGGGACCATTGGGTGCGGTACAATTAGCGATAGCAAACCTTTCGCAAATTGGAACACCACTTATCATCACTAAATTAAGAAGTGATGGTTCCAACGATGGTCAAGTTTTTGACATCATCTGGGAAGGTGAGTTCGGAACTGACACGTACGATGGTTCAAACAGCGAGACGTTAGCGGCGTACCTACAAACTGAGTTAAGACTTTTAACTTCAGTTGGTGCAGGTCCAGTTAACTTGAACGCGGCGACTGTTGTGGCGGCAACGGCGGCATCATTCTAGTAGTTAGAGTAAAAACAATTACCAAAAAGGGCGGATCTTTAATTAGGTTCGCCCTTTTTTATTGGAGTAAATAATACTGTGAAACATCTCAAAGCCAAAAACAAAATTAGTAATTATAATACAGTCACAATGGAAATGAAAGACCTTGTGCCAGCCAGTATCTATGAAAACATACCAGACAAAGAAAAACTTTTACCTGATATCACAAAAGGCAATTTAGAATATCCTCTTTTGGTGTATCAGGCCGAACAGGATTACTGGACAAAAAATCATTTGCCATTGTACAAATCAGGATCACCGGCACTGCCAGACCTAGCACCTGAAATTGCCACTGATATTGTTGTGAAAGGTAATTTACAAAATGATAAAAGAATACATGTAATTTGGAGTGGTAGACAGAGATTTCAATTGGCTAAAGAACTAGGTTACACTCATATAGATTGTATTATAGAGCCTATATTCCATAAGATGGTTGGTGAAGCAGGACGGTTCAAAAAATTGAATCAATAACATGTATACCTATTGCATACACACATTGGTTGACATCACCGAACATGGCTCGTTGAAAAAACAATTTCCTTTCACAAGCAAAAGTGGTGAACTGATTCACAACAAAGATAGCCTTTTGATTGCAAAAAATCAACAGGCCAATTTTACTACTCTGCTACAAACACTGCAATTGAGAGGTAACATTGTTTGGGAACATCCGCCAATAAAAATACATGAAAATATTGCTAATATGCGTTTTGGAACTGCCTACTCTGGAAAACATTTTGTATGGAATTTCATGTGGCAAGTTGAACAGCAAGAACTTTATGCCAAAGATCAGGACCGTTATGGACAACTAAAAGATGACTTTGATATAGTGCCAGTTATTAATTTTTGTAAAGAAACAGCAACGTTTCCTGCCAGTGCTTTTATTACTGAGGATTCTCGTAACATAAACACCTACTTTTCTTATATACCCGAAACAAATAAATAACTATGTTCAAGGCACTCATAGGCAGAACAAGGCACATTCCAGGCACAACACCGGCATTTGAGCAATGCAAAAACGGAATTAAATTATGAGTACAACAGAATTAGAAAAACAAAATTTAGAAGCACACGTTGACCTTTGTAGTGAACGTTACAATCGTCTGCACGATCGTTTGTCAGGAATAGAAGTAAGACTGGCAAAAATGAACGAAGACATGACTGCAGGACAAAAATCACATTCAAAAACTCTAATAGCCACAGCAGGCACAGTGGTTGCAGGACTCCTGTCAACAGTTGTGGTTGTTTTAATGAAATTTTAATTACCCAAAATATACAACACACAATGAAATGCCAAATTGCTCGCGGAATTCGAGTACACATTACCCAGGAAGAATATAGTTTTTTGCAGTCAATTAAAGGACAAATTCCTTTCATGTTACACAGTTTACCAATAGAACAACAGAACATTGCACAGCGACTTGGAGATAAAGCAGTTTTTGTAAGAAAAAAACTTACCCACACTACTCAATACAATTTAAATAAGAACATTAAGTTCTTGTATGAATAAAAACGAACTACTTAAACAGATACAACACTACAACTTGTCAAGCAAGTTGCAGACTCTTGCAGAAAAAGACAAGCAACGAAGACCATTTCAACACTTACCCAAACAATTTTCTAAAGGTATCTTGATCGGCAATATTGCAATTGTACCAAAAAAACACACAGAAACTAGATATGTGTATGTGATAGCAGACATGATTGAAGCAAAAGTTCTATATGAAGAAATTAGTCTCAAACAAACTGCCATTATGATTGCACACCATCTAGCAGAAGGCAATAATCCACCCGAACATTTGGTTGATCATGATAAAGCGTTTGCTTCAAAATTGTTTGACATCACAAATTTTAAAAGAATGCAAAAAGAAGCAAAAAAACAGCAGGATGAAGATTTAGAATTTGTATACGAAAACAAATTTGTAGAAGCAAATAGGGTCGCAGACGAACTTAAACGCAATATTCAATCCAATTTTAACAGCCTGTTCAGTTAAGGACTTGCTAAATAAACACATGCAATCATTTGAACTAACACAACCAGTATCTAGTGCAGTTTTATTGAAACAGTTTGAATCAAGATTTGGTCAAACCATGAATCTTGCAGGTTTAGACAAAACACAATTAGAAGATTTAGCCAACAGTGTGAGAACTAAAATACACACAATTACTGATAACCTACATTTTGGCAAAGAACTTAAAGACAACGAATACCAAAAAAGTCAAATGATGTTAGATATTTTAAATCAATCTATCAAAGAGTATGGTGGAATGAATTTGGATCCACAAGCAAAGGCGGCCGCACAAGGTATGTCAGCACAAAAAAAATTAGAAAAAGGTCAAGCACTTACACCAGATGAAAGAAAAACGGTTGCAAAAGTTTTACCTAAAGAGGATGTCAAAGAAGGCATAGAAGAACAATCAGAATTAATATTAGCGGCCAAAGACATGATGGACAAAGTCACAGGCTACCTAGAAGATCTAGCATCAATGAAAACAGAAGGCATGTTAGAACTAGCAGACAGAATTAGAG